TAAGTTATTGAATCAAATGATGTTTAAGAATTTTACCCAAAACCCCGGTGCCGCTCCATTCCGTCCTAATAATAATATGAGTATGCTGTCTGTTATGACATACATATACTCATATTATTATCTCCCTATAATAAGACTTTTAACGGGGTATTTGGGTAAAGTAGTAGTATTACTATATATATTAGTAACTTACAAAATACCCCGGCATACCTGAAAACACTATTTTATCAGGGTATCATCAGGGTATGGCTCAGATTGTAGAATTGGTGTTGCAACTGTGGTATTGTCTGTGTTATTGACGCGTGGAGGACTTTCAATATGAGAAGTAAGCGAGATTATTTGCACGTCTTACGGAAAAAGCTTTTCTGCGACCTTGTGGAAATGGGTGAGACATACGAATCGGCTTTTGAACTTGCTTACGATTCACCAAACCTCAACCGTGGTCATCTGACTAAAGTTTTAAATAGTTATTATGTTCAACACAGACTCTTCGGGAATTAAACACAATGGCAAGAGCGAAACTCAACGAGCATGGTGTGACTGAGCAACAGGAAAAGTTTGCTCAAGCGTTCGTGGAGACGGGAAACGCTTCTGAGTCATATCGTCGCAGTTACAGCACCGGCAACATGGCTGTGAATACCATTGCCAAGCGTGCATCTGAATTACTCGATAACGGGGCAGTTGCGGGTAGAATTAAAACTCTTCGCGAAAGTCATACCAAGCGTCACGCAATTACCGTTGATACATTGCTGGAAAAACTGAACCGTGTGTACGATGTTGCAATGGATACCGGTACAGGTGATACACCTCGCCCTGCACAAGCTGCTGCGGCAACCGGCGCTGTGATGGCGCAGGCCAAATTGCTCGGTCTGGACAAGCAACTTATCGAATTGTCCGGTGAAGTGGGTATCCGTAAAACACTGGACGATTTCTACGGTGAGTAACAATCCGACACTGAACCCGGCGCTGCGTGAGTTCTGGAAAACGCGTACAGCACCTGACGGACACCCTGTACGCTTTCGCACGTTGTACGGTGGTCGTATGTCATCCAAGTCACACGATGCCGCAGGTGTGGCTATAGCGCGTGCAAACTTCATGGAGCAGCGCTTCCTGTGCCTGCGTATGTACCAGAACCGTATTGCCGATTCCGTGTACACCCTGCTTAAAGATAAAATCAGTTATTTCGGTCTGGACAAGAATTTTAAAGTTTATGCGGATGCCATCGAGCATAAAACCAATGGTTCACTGTTCCGGTTTTACGGTATGGCGCGTAATATCGACGAAATTAAATCGTTTGAGAAAGCGTCTGTCGCGTGGATTGAAGAAGCTCATAACCTGACCGAAGAAATGTTCGCCACCATTCGTCCGACTGTTATGCGTAACGAAGATGCGGAAATATGGCTCACGTTTAACCCACGTCTCGCAACTGACTTTGCCTATAAGCGCATGGTACTGTCACCACCGTCAGGTACTGTGACACGCCTGATTAACTACGATGAAAATCCGTTTCTTTCCAAAACAGCTTTGAAAGATATTGAGTCAGCCAAAGCAGAAGACTTTGAAGAATACCAGCATATTTATCTCGGTGTACCGCGTGATAACGATGACCGTGTGGTCATTAAACGCAGCTGGCTCATGGCGGCAATCGACGCACACAAGAAAGTCGGAGGCAACTGGTTCGGCGGCAAAACCGTGGGCTATGACGTTGCGGATTCCGGTGATGATAAAAACGCTTCAACCACGATGGACGGCAGTGTCTGTATCGGGCTGGATGAGTGGAAAGGTGGTGAGGATGAACTGCGTGAGTCTGCCATGCGTGTGAAACTCACCGCAGAACGCGCTGAGGCGTCCCACATTGGCTACGACAGCATTGGGGTAGGCGCAGGTACAGGGTCGCACTTAAACGCCGCAGGATGGCGCAGACACTTCAAATTTAACGCCGGTGGAAAAGTGTCCGACCCGAAGAAGAAATATGGCGACACACGTATCAACAACGAAGATTTCTTTGCAAACCTGAAAGCACAGACATGGTGGCTCACCGCTGACCGGTTCCGTAATACCTATCTGGCTGTTACAAAGGGTCGGAAATTTCCTGTTGACCAGATGATAAGCTTGTCCAGTGAGTGCGACAGTAAATTACTGGACAAGTTGATTGATGAATTATCCACACCAATGCGCGACTTTGACAACAGCGGTAAAGTTAAGGTTGAGAGTAAAAAAGATTTGGCAAAGCGTGATATCATGTCACCCAACATTGCGGACAGTTTCATAATCGCTAACAGTCGCGGATTACTTGCACGCCGCACAGCGTCGGAGATTTTATAATGCGCCACACTAACGTGGGTAAAATTGGACATGTCAGTTTTCAGTTGAATACGGTCACAGCGTGTGTCAAACGCGCACTTTATTCACAGTACAAGGTGGCGACTAATGGCTAAGAAACCAAACTTACACGCCGTTGCCACTGATGGACTGGTGAATGTTGCATCCGGGCTGGGTACGTCAAAAGCCAAACGTTCGCACAACATGTTCAACTATGCGGTGTTGCAGAACTGGCAACAGCTTGACGCAGCGTATCAGACTAACTGGCTGGCGCGTCAGATTGTTGACGTACCGGCCGAGGACATGTGTCGTGAGTGGCGCACCATCAAGTGTGAAGACGCCGATGCTATCCGGATGGAAGAAGACCGTCTCATGCTGCCCTCAATGATTCAGGAGGCGATTAGCTGGGCACGCCTGTACGGTGGTGGCGGTATTCTGATGCTCACCGGACAGGACCTTACAAAGCCGCTCAACGTGAATCGCATCCGTAAGGGTGACCTGAAGCGTTGTATCGTCTTTGACCGATATGACATGTCTGCAATGACGCTCAACACGTGGAACGTACTGGAGCCTAATTTCCTGCTGCCGGAGTTTTACACCATCACCGGGGGTGGGCAGCAAATCCACTGGTCACACTTTGCACGCTTCAATGGCGCACGTTTACCACGTCGTCAGATGTTGCAGACTCAGGGGTGGGGTGACTCAGAGTTACGCAAGTGTCTGGATGATATCATGGACATGGTTGCATCAAAGGACGGTATTGCCGAACTGATGCAGGAAGCCAACGTGGACGTTATCAAGCGTGAAGGTCTGAGTGATGAACTCGCATCTGACCAGGACGACGCAATCATCAACCGTTACACCCTGTTCAGCCAGATGAAGTCAATTGTGCAGATGGCACTGCTGGACGGTGATGAGACGTATGACCGTAAGACACTCGATTTGGGCGGCGTTGCACCAGTGCTTGAAACGTTCATGACGTGGATTAGTGGTGCGGCTGACATCCCTGTTACACGCCTGTTCGGTACGTCTGCCAAGGGACTGAATGCCACGGGTGAGGGAGACCTGACTAACTATTACAACTCTATCCGCTCGAAACAGCTTGTACAGGTTGACCCCGGCCTGCGCTATCTGGATGAGGTGATGGTACGCAGCGCACTGGGTTACTGGCCTGACGATTATAACTATGTGTGGAATCCACTGGCACAGCCCAATGAGGTACAGATTGCTCAGGCTGCATATCAGCGTGCACAGACGGACATGCTGTACCTTCAGGAAGGTGTTATCCGTCCGTCACAGATTCAGCGTAATTTACAGTCTGCTGAGCAGTATCAGTTTGAGGATGAGGACATTGAGGCGCAGGCTGAGTCAGAGAGTGAACTGGTTGAGCGTCCGACCGATACCGAGACTGACCCTGTAACCGGAATGGACGCTCTGCCGTTCTACGAGGCTTACACGAAGCTGACTGAGCAGGGAATGTCACACGATGAAGTGATGGCTAAACTAAGCTGATTGTGACCACAGCGTGCGCAAGCCCTCGATGAATCCGAGTACCCATGCACGCTTTTCCTTTATTTCGGTATATGGACAGTCGTCAATAGTGACACAACCTGTCAACGCAGCATCCCTGCCAAACCGGTAAATCTGATTAAGATTTTGCATTCCTGTACAGTAATTGACGTGTGTCACAAATTGCAAGGGGAATTAATCTTAGAACAACATCATCACTGCTGAGCAAAATGCGAGCATCAGTGCACCAGTTGTGTAAATCTGAACCTCAAGCCGCAGCATGTCAGACATCGAGTTTTACTCCTTCAATTTTGCAGGCGGCAATTGCTGCATACAGGTCTGGCGCATCTTTTTCGCTAACATAATACGCCAAGGCTTCGATAACCTCATCGCGCTTCTTGTTTGCCTCGGAGCGGATAGGGCGGAATTTGATGTCTTCATGGGTGAAGGCCTCCTCCGGGTCACCAGCCCTCTCTGTCCGAAGCAAGATTGTGTAGTCACTCATGTAAAGTACAATGCCTTTTTTCCATTCTGTATCATAAGCATTGTACTCACACTCACAACCAACCGGCGGCAGACCTTCGCCATTCCATACAGACTGCTGCGCTGCGGCCAGTGCTGCTTCGTATTGTTTGCGGGTGACGATTGCTGTTGAGTGATCATGGGCTAATTTATAACCTTTATCACCATTTGAATTAAGCCGCTGCGCATTCATGAACCAGCCGCTATTATCTGGTCGGCGTTTGACCTTTTCGATGTCACAGTCAGCAAACATCACGAGTTTGTCGGGGTCTTGTGCGACGCATGTAGCACCATCCGGCCACCCGCCACGCTTCGGCAATTCCTGTACCAGCAGTTCTAAAAGTTTCATCTCTACTCTCCTAATGATTCATCCAGTTGCCGACGCAGCATACACAGTGCGCCATGTGGCATAAATTGTTTAGCCATACCGTCA